CCTCGGATTAATCTTTATCCATCTTACCTTGATGGGGATCAATCCAGCGTAGTTTGATGTCGACGCTACGCGGGCGTCCAGAGTAAATTAAGTGGTTCACGTCAATGAAAGGCAAATCATTGCGTTTTAGGAACCACTTAAGCAGGGCAGGATATCCGTCAACAGAGTTACGTTGCGGTTTTTCCTTGACCGTCAGAGCCAGAATCACTGGCTTCTGAAGGTTCTCATCCCACTTGATGCGTGCACCATAAGGTGTATCATCAACATAGGATATGAGACCCAAGCCAGAAGAGTCGCTGTGCAGACTAGGAGAAGGCCAGGAAAGCCTTTCCATTAAATCGTCGGCCCAACGTACAACTCTCCATAATCCAGCTTTGTAAGCCAGATTACGGAAGCTGTAGAAGGATATTACATCTTCACTCTTCTCTTTACTCCAGTGTTGTGTAGGGAGCAGACTACGAAGACGAACGACAGTAATGTCGACGCCGTCATAGTAGTCCTTACCGCAAGATTCTCTGAACTTTCCAGTCCAGAAACTCTTGCCAGTATTCACTTTAAACCCAAAAGTTTCCAGTGAACTGACAACACTACTCGTAAATTCTACGGGGACGATAATATCGTCACCGTAGACGCGCACCTTACCAAGAAAGGAGTAAAACTCCCTTCTTGTTAATGGGCGGAGAAGCGCATCTTCAATCCCCATGAAAACAACGGTGCAAAACACCATTGCCTCAAAAGGAAAACAGAGCGCTGATCCCATAGACGCGAACTTGGCCAAACGGATAACACCGTGGTCAGGAACGTCAGCCTTTCGAGAACGCGTGGCATCAACCCCCTCTGCCAAGAGGGGATGATTCCTTAGCATCTCTCGTACATGCTGATTGGAAACACGATCGGACGCTTCACTCAAATCAAGTGTAGCTAGATTCCCTTTAAGAGAACCTTCCCTTGCCAATCTCTGATTAGGAGATTGATCAAGAAATCCGATCAAGCCAGCAACAAGTTTATCTTGTTGGATAGCTTTCACGAATTCAAACAAGAGAGCTTGCTGCATATATTGCATATGCGTCGGCTCCATTGCAATGATTCGAGGTGCTTTCATCGTCTTAGGTACTGTAATTACCTTAACAGGAAATTCAGTACCGGGATCCTGATATACGAATCCCCTATCGAGATAATCTCGGTAGTTCGCAGAGGCGTATTTCCCAGAAGGGAATACATCCTCAAGGCGATCGGTCCAAACATTTGATGACCACTTGGCGTTGCCAAGAAGTCCATCAGCCGTTGAGCCGGGGCCATGTTTCGGAAGGAGACTCTCAGCATATATGGCGTTAGCCACACTAGCGAAAGTGCCTCCGAAAATGGATCGAGAGATTCTTCCAAAACGCTCTTTTCGAGTCTCTGAAGCAAAAGCTTCAGGGGATCCCGATGAGTCATTATGGAACAGATTACTCTCACTTCGTACATCAGATTCACACTCCAGATATTTGAGAATGGCGGACTTCTTTCTCTTTTCAGAGACGTCCATCCGTATTTTTGCCCACATCAACGTTAGTTGACGTAGACAGAATATGGCATCCACCTCAGGATCTGGGTGAATCAGCCCAGTATCACGGTCGAAGATAAGCTCGAGGAAACCTCCTAGTAATAGGGGGAGACCACCTCTAAACTGGAAACCAGTAAAGAGGTCGCGAGCGACATAACCACGGTCGATGGCCTTTTGGAGGTCACTTCCGTAGTTAGACAGGGTTATCGTTAGAAACGATAACCCCTCACCTTCGACACGACTCAAAATCGTTTTTAGATCTTGAGTGGTGCTTACGTGACACCGATCCTCCATGTCTTGAAGGATCGCTTGCAAGAGACTTACCGGACTTTTCATGCTAGCTCCTTATAACAAAGGGGTTTGGCATTCCAGGTCATGTAGATCTCTAACGCAAGTGAATCGTCAGTGACGACTCACATTACGCCTTGGCCCCATGAACATAGACAGTGCAAGCACTGTCGATGCGAATGAGACCAATGTCAGCGAGATGATCACAATCACGAGGAGCGTTAGCTCACCGTAACCGATCACACCTCACCGCCACCAAGTTTGGTGGCGTTGGCATTCGTCGAAGCG